ACTTGTACATGAACAAGAAGTTTTTGTTACTGTCAAAGCAGACACATCATTAACGAATGTCCTCAAGCAAACATCTGTCACAGTCTCAGAAGCACTCAATACCATCTGAGTAAGGTCTAAGTTACAATCTATGTATATAGCTGTCTGATTAGTCGCTGTTGGGTTTGTAATCGTATAGCTTCCACATACTTGACTACAGCTTGGTATGTCTATCTGACTAACTATAGTATCTGTAGGTGCTGATGTGCTGAACGCAATAACCTCGAACACACAGTTAGGATAGCCTGTCAATGAAACAAACTCCCCTAATGTAAGATTCCTTGTCTCGTTAGTCCTCTCGACAATCTGCTGATTTACACTTCCATCTTGAGTACACTCTTGAACTATAAGGTTCTCAGGTGTTGTACATCCACAACATGAATCCTCAACAGAACGCACAGCATAACACAGGTCAACTATTGTTGGTGTGTCGTATATGTATATCAAGTATAGGTAGTTCCCTATAGTCGGCATAGTAAAGTCTGCACTAAACAGAGGCGAACTTCCTGTAATTGGAGCGACAGGGAATGATGCTGTTATCAAGTTTGCTATATCCGTAGGATTGTTTGAGTAAAGAGTATTACTCCTCACATACCTAAACTCATCCCTTGAACTATCAAAGTCGAAGTCATCTATTGGAGGCAACTTGTTTGACCGTATGGAAACCGTTGCACCATTTGCAGGAATAAATGCACCACCCTGCAATCCTGTGATGGTATCATACTGAGATACAAGAGGAACATCTGTTCCTGCTGCGAACTCTACCTGCGTACTATGTAATGGAGATATGTATACCCCATCAGTCCAACGATATTCATTGTGTATAAACCTACCTGCATCTGCATTGCTTGTAACACAAACCTGTATAATTGTCAACTCATCTGCATCGGGGCAGTTGACTGTCAACTCAACTACTGCATTCTCTCCATCTGCTGTTATTGTAAAGTCTGCTGTTGTCACAGAGACATTATCTTTGTCTATGGTAAATCCTCCTGACTGTGCTGCTGCTCCCGATGTGTAAGAGTCTCCATCATATGTCGCCTCAACAGTTACATCGCCACCACTAACAACAGTAAATGACACATCACAATCTCCAACAAGATTTCCAAATTCATAGCAGGTATTCAAAGGAGTCCTGTCCTCTACAGTTAGTGTCCTTGTTATGCCACACTCTCTGCATGGTATTGATGTAGGCGTATCTATATCTCCCCTTGTAAGTATGTACTCATTGTAGTATGGGTCATACCCACCAAGCTGCTGCTTAGAGAATGACGTTATAAAGTCATCCCTAAAGTATGTGGTCATACCCAAGTTAGATATTACCTGTAGCTGCTCATTGCCATATGAACTACCTCTTAGATTTATTACTGAACCCCTCTTCTTGTCCGTAAAGAATTTATCGTAACCCCACTTAGCATAGCTTTCGGGATTCATACTTATACCATACTCCTCAGACCTTGCAACCTGTGTTCCCAACACCTCGGGTACTGATGATATTACACCACCACCTGTGCTGTCGCTTATCAAGTTCTTACCTGCAAGTACATATGAAATCTTATCCTCCTGCAATACAAGGATGTCAGTCTGCCTACCATCCAATTTCATTACAGCCCCAAAGTCATCCTCCAATGGCTTGAAGTTTAACAAGCCAAGATTAAACTCATTCAGCTTATTTACATTGGTCTCATCATTAAACACCCCACTATATGTAAGGTCAGCAAATCTATGTGCCTCTATAAAGTCTTGTGCTGATGTCGTAGTTGTCCTGTTACCAAACTCCAATGGCTTACCCACAATCGAATCCCTAACCTTATAACTCTCCACCCCATTACCAAAGGCAAAGCAGTTAAAGAACGCTGTGTCTATGATTGCAGGTAATGATGCTGTTTGGTCTTGAATATTACCTGTATGCAACCCTGCTGTTATCGGGTACGATGTCGATGACTCATACCATAGGTCAGGTAAAGAATCCTGTGGCTCTGTCTCGAATACAAGCAGACTGCTACTCCTTGTTATAGTAACGTGAGCCTCCAAGAAAGCATTTAGCTTTTGTCTTTTACCACACGCTCTTGTTCCTGTAATTAAAACAACAAGTTTGTTATTTATATATCTATAAAACTGAATGTAGTTAGTACCTACAGCAGTTGGAACATCAGACAATGAATCGCCCAATGATTCCTCCAAGAGAGTAGGTATGAACTCTATTACAGATGGTGTGTCTCCACATCCTGTAACTTTATTTGCTATAGCATTTAGTGCATCCTCAATACTATCCCCAATAAACCAATCTCTTAGGTTTGTATAGTTCTGAGATGTAGTAAAGTTTGTGTCTGTTACCGACAGCCTTCTTTCTTCGCACCCAAAGGCACAAGCACCACCTTCCCTATTAGAAGCGAAATCAAACTGAACTCTCGAGCCAAACGGTATTGGCGCATCAATGTAATTAGTTCCATCGAACTCATTTACCTGCAAGAACACAACAGGGAATCCACCTGCTTCATCTGCGACATCTCCTGCAAATGCTTCTGTAACAGCGTACTTGTCTGCTATGAAGCTAAAGTCATTGGCATTTACTTTCATGTAAACTCCCGATGGCACATTCAATGTAAGACCATTTTCATCTACAGGAGCAGGGTCTATAAAGTCTTTCTCCTTAGAGCCTTTGTCCAATACAGTTGTGTACGAACATCTATTTATTACTCCACTTGAATCTTTCTTTACTATAAGTCTATCCCCTATCTCCACCTTCCTTGTATTCTCTCCCTCTAATAAAATCCATAACATCCCTGTAGTAGAATCATCAAAGGCTTGGTTGGAGTATATGGTCTCATACAACTCCTTATCAGACTTCACAACGAACTTATATCTCGTTGCCCATGATGGAGCGACCTGTGTGTTAGGTATAGTTGCTCTGATCTTATTTTGAAAATTAGAACTTGAACATGGTATATGATTATTATTATTAGGACTTACCAATGCAGTAGATGAGCGATTGTAGTCATCCATATAAACTATACCAACCTCATACCCCCTATTACTGTGTAAACTTTTTGGCGAACCTGTTTCAACATATTGCGAACTCAAGAAACTAACTTGATAGTATTCATAAACATTAAACGTAGGTGTAGTAATGTCGTCAACAAATCTCATAGCAGGTAATTGCAGACCTATCACATCAGATGTTGTACTTGAAACTATCTTTATTGGCTCTCCATCTGCATCAATACCACTTGCAAACTTTGTTAATGAATCTAAGTTTGTAGGTATGCTGCAATTAAATACATCTGTCAATGTAGTTCCTGTGCAAGAATTAGCGACAGTCTGTATATTAGTTAATGTTCCTATTTTATTAATGAAGTCAGCATCATTAGCCAACTCAAAAACACTATTAAAATCTTGCTGTAATGTATAAGTAAAACTTACCTCTATATTTTCTGTAGTTTGAACAGGAGCAGGGGTATCTCCCGAAAAGCTGTTGTGACTAAATCTGAATGTCAGATACAGTACGGCATCTCTCTTTAATGTTATACCTGTGAAATCCATATTCATTACGGATGTAGGTATAGACTGTACACCATTAATTGTATATACCCCTGTAGTATATGTTACTCCCAAGGATGAAAGACCTATCTCATTTGATAATACCTCTGTGGTATACTCTAACTTTGTGGGATTCCCATTAGCATCTGATAAGTTATATCCCTCCACATAATTCCCATAGACCAATCTATTACCCATAATGGTCTGTGCCTCTGCAAGTCTCGGAACATTATCGTATAGTCTAAGTATCTCGCTGTCGGATAGTACGGTAAATATTTTACTATTACTGAATGTGAATGTGTAGTCAGTATCATCCACCAATCCTAAGTCTTCTTTATTTAGATTCTCTATGACTCTGATTATGCCTGAGTTCATGTCCTTAAACAGCAACTCAACTTCTTTAACTAAACCCCCACCTGCATTGTATGTTATTATACAGGCATTTGTAGAGTTTACCATGCCTTCATTTAAGTAGGCATCAGAAGTAAAATCAAAAGGCTTTGGAATAAATGAAGGTGCAGAGAACTGCGATGTTGCAGAATACTCCCCATCCTCATATCTATACCTGTATGCAAACGATACGAACCTATCCTCGAGAAAATTATTCTCAACACCTGTCTCAACAGACTCAATACTCGGAGAATTTATTGGTGGTCTCTTTATTACCAACAACTCTTCTGCTGTATATGGGTCAGTAGAAGTAAGTGCGCTCGCTACAGGATATGCCTTCGATACATTTATCTTTCTCGGTGGGTTAAGGTTATCCGTAAAGAATAACATATCATCCACCAAGTCCACACCTGTAACCAAATACTGCTCGTCAAAATTCAGCGTAGTATTTGCTCCACCCCCATCATCTATAGAGACAACATGATATGTCAATGAACTTGTATTAACATTGAACGATACAATCATATCAATCTTACCTGTGTTGGTAGATGTGTAGCTTGAATCATGTACAAACCAATAGATAGTTTCTGCCTCCCCATCCTCATAAGCACCAATACATCTTGCCTGTGAGGATAGATTAGTGTCTAAGAATCTAAGGGTAGTAAGCTGATTGTTACCCTTCACGTTAGACACAGCACCTATCTCAGAGTTTGATTCGTCAGAACCAATCCTAATGTTTACTGCATCAAGGTACTCTCCATTACGAACAAGGCGTTGGTCTACATCCTTGTTCATTCTGCCCAATACGAAATTTCTTTGCAAATTTGCCATATTATTTTAGCCACTTGTTTTGACCTCTCATGTTCATAAGAAGTCTACTCGGATGTATATTACTCATTCTTATCTTTGCGTTCCTTAGTAGTGCTGCCTTTCTTTTTCTAACCCTGCTAACTATATACTCCTGCACGTTTAGCTTAGAGTTTAGTATTGCATACTCTATATAGGCATACACATAATCCTCGAACATCTTATTGACAGTTACATTGGCATCGTTGCCACCCTCCATACCATCAGATACATACTCAAGGATACAACGCTGACCCGACATTTCAGATGAGAAGTTTATAACTCCACCCTTCCTGTCTATACTAAATGTAGGATTTGCATTTGCAGTCTCAGTATTTAACCCAAACCTTTGACCTATTGAACAGTCAAAGTACCAACAGCCATCATAAGAGTAGCCCTCTAATCCATCAAACTGATTACCTTTGTTTAGGTATATAGATTTCTTGACACCCTTTATCCTGTCTAAATCAATCGTTGATTGCTCGGGCTTTAGGACATTACCATCCTCATCGAATAGTACATTGTAATCATTGTCCTGTAGATATGCGCCACTATAATTTGTCTGTATGTTTTCTGTCAATGGCATCAATGTACCATTTCTGTATACAGATATTCTAACCCAATTAACATAGTCAGGAGGTAAGATAAATCTAAGTTCAGTAGATACATCTAACTCCAAAATTTTTATCTCCTTGAACGCATCATAGTTCAACTCCTGTATACCTCTCTTGGCATGGAATAAAATCTTGTATCTCGACTCATTATTAACAAGGCTGTTGTTTCCTTGATACATCAACATAAAGTTATTCACAATATCAGACAGGCTTACATATTGGTATGAACCCCAATTAGCATCCGTAGGTGTGTTACCCGAGTTCTCGTAATATTGATAAGCAGATATATATGCCATTACTTATTATTTTAGTTCGTTACTTTCAATCTGTTCCTCTGCCTGTGCAAATTGTACTGCCTGTATCTCTCTAATACTCATACCTGCATACTGCAATATCTTATATACCAAAGAACGCTCATCCTCTAAAGGCAATTCAAAGTCTTGGAAGTCTGCCTGTGATTGGTCAAAGGAAGGTTCTCCTCCCGACAATGAAACATATGTCCACTTAGGGTCTTTAGGGTATCTTATGTACTGACACTTAACCTCGCCTTGAGAGTCTATAGTTGTAGGGTATAGGTATGCGAGGTTGCCACCTTGATTATATGCAGGGAATAAGGTCGAAGGACTTGTTAGGTTCGAGTTGGATAGCAGGGTTATGTTTTTGTTTGAAACATTCTCTGCCTCAATAACACCTGTGCCTACAACCAACACCTTGTTTATAAAGTAGTAATCATCCCCTGTAGTAGTTACAGATGGGAGGAAAAATTTATTTGCTGAATCGTGTGTAAGGTCATTCTCTACAGAGAACATATCTATAACTTCTTCAATACCTTTCTTTATATCAGCATATCCTGTGCCTGACTGCCTCGCATTCTCCTTGTTCACATAGTAGTTATACTGCGTAAAGTAATCCTCAAACATATCCATCTGTGCCTGTTTAGCAAACAGGTTAAAGTCAGAAGGAGATACATAACCATAGTTATTCTTGTTGAGTATAGCTAATACCGTATTTCTTACAGAATTTATCATATACAATGTCTTTGTACAAAGATAAACAAAAAAAAAGAAGTGGGTTTTAAGCCACTTCAAATAAAAAGGAATATGTACGAAGAATTTATTTCATTTGTTTTTCTAAGAACTGTAGTATTTCTACACCCTCATCGGTCTTGAAGTACGAAGCCATGTATTCTAATGGGTCATCCCCAAAAGGAACTGCTACTAATCTCTTCTTATTACCCTTAAGGTTGTAGTGAATATCTCTTCCGTTATTTCTAATAGACAACAGCTTGTTGTCAATGAATCCTGCAATTGTAGACAAAAGCCTCAACTCGGGATTCGATACTGCTGCCATAAATGATTGTGGGTCACGCCTCGCATAGACCAATACATCCCTACGGAGTTCAGCAGTCTGCATCATAGATACCTTTGAGTTAAATAGAACTCTACCTACAGCCTCAAGCTGTTCAATGCTTAGTTCCTTTGCTGTACTCAAAGCATCCACCTCCATCTCTATTGCCTGTAATTCTTCTTGAGCATCCCTCTCCTTATCTACCTCTTCAAACCTTGTTCCGTTCAAAGGATGGTAATGTAAGAATTGCTGCAACACAGGATTTGTTTTTGATACGGTAAGCATACCATCCTCAAATATAACAGGACTTAATACTGCGTTACCATCCTGCTCATCCTCGAAGCAACTCTTCTGATTGGTTGCATATCTCAACATCCTATTTTCATTCTTCTCCTCATCGTAGTATAATAGAGGAGACCTCTTGTTACTTTTAGATGGTATGATAAACGTCATAGGTGCTGCACCTCTCGTCAAGCGATAGGTACGGTTTTTAATTTCTAACTTCTTCATTAAAATTAAATTTGATTCAAGTGAAGGGATATGGGGTGTCTTGTACGACACCCCAACCCTCATCTG